ATCAAATGCCAGAAACAAGACTTTTTCTCTCTCAATCGGCATTTGGTCTTTACACGCTATCCAGTTCATAGGTTTAAGGCTGCAAAAATAGTGGCGGCGCGTTCCATTCCTCGCATTCGTTTTCGAAGGCGGCATCGTAGAAGAAGTCCAGCGGTGTCTGATCCAGCCACGCCTGTGCGCTCTCAGCTTCAGCGTCGCTCATGACTGCCTTGTGCCAAGGGTAGCGTTCGTAGACCATCTCACCGGGCTTAGGCTCTGGTCGTGTCATGTCCTGTTTTATGTACCGAAAACTTGACAAATAAGCGTCGAGGATGTCGATGTCGCCTGTGCTGTCTTCAGTCCAGTTGGTCGATTCGTACTCGATGTGAACCTCGATGTCGATTCTGCCACCGTTGTGTGGCACGTTGTAGTGGTGATTGAATTTGCGTTCTATGCTCATGACTCAAAGGTTTTACGAATTTGCATTTCTAAGGCTACAACGTTCATTTTCTCGGCTGCGATGCGCTTGACTTCATCGCAGGATCCGAACGAAGCCACCCAGTGCATGGCTTCGTATTCGAACTTCAGGTCACTGGTACTCAGTCCCAGCACCCACTTCTTGTATTCTTTCGTGTTCATCGGAAGGTTACGGTTAACGTGGTCTTGGCTGGCTTCACTGGTACCACTGGCACGACTTCGCCAGTGTTGGGATCGACGATGGCGGCGGTGTCTGCCATCTTAAACGCGGTCTTGACTAACTCGTGACGTGCTTTGAGGCGGTCTGCCAGTTCAACGCAGACTGGATCTTGGTTAAAGTCCGGCATGTCACGCGGCTCGCGTAGCTGAACGCTTGCACCGTGGAACTTAAACTCGCCCTTGCCGTAGGTTGCGGCGGTGTCTTTCGCCAGTTCTTCGGTACGCTCGATGATTGCCTCCAGCGCCTTGACAACTGCTTTGCAGCGGATGTGTACGGAAAGCGGATCAACGTTGCCGTCCATGACTTCGGCGGTGACGTGGTTGACGAAGGCTTCGATCTCTGCCCTGTCGATGTTGGTTGGGAGCGTTAGCATTGGTCACCTCCTTGCAGTTTTGCGATGAACTGTTGGCGCTCCTTCATCTGACTTTCCTTGAAGGCCAGCAGGTCTAAGTGCTGCTTCCATCCGAAGGCGTAGCGCTCCTCGCGTTGCTTGTTGATGAACTTGGTCATCAGGTTTTTGGCTTCTTGCTTTTTCATTGGTTGGGTTGGTTAAAGGGTTGAAAGGTATTTGATTCCGGATTCGTACTTCGCCGCATCCCAGTTCTCACGCGCTTCCAGCTTGTAGCGCTGATCGGGATCGGCGACCTTAGCCATCAGCATTTGACCGTATTTGACGCGGAGGTCGGTGAGCATCTGCTCTTTACCGATTGCAAGCGTCATCTCTTCAGCGGTTGCGATGCTTGTTTCCAAGCCGATGCCGAAGTTGCCGAGCGCTCTGCCCCACGCGGAGGATTCGCAGTTCTCGACGTAGCTGGTTTTGTTTATCGCGCTGCTGGTGCGGTCTTCCTGCGCCATGCCGCTGGCGACGATGCGGCCATTGGGATCGGTGATGAGTGCGTTCAGCACGCAGAAGTCGGGTGTCAGCTGCACGACTTCGGTGGTGAGGGAGTGGTCGGCGAAGTTGGCGCGGAAGTATTTGAGGCGCTCGACTACTTCGACATAGGGTTTGCCTTTAATGTTGGTCGTCTTGAATTGGTGCATTTTTGGTTGGTTTAGTTGGTTGGTTGGCAGCGAAATTCAACGCGGCGCGGATGCTGCCAAATCGCGCCCGGCATAGGGTGAGGGTGTCAGCCTCGCAGTAGACGGAAGTAAGTTGCATTTTTGACTGGTTAGAAAGTGTAGGTGTCATCTTCTTCGTTGAGTTCATTGTTTTTTTTTAGGTATGCAAATATACATAAATAAATAATAGGCAGTGCGCAGAATGATATGTACCACCACCAGCGGTCGTGGAAGTCAGCCATCATGTAGACCATGGATAGCACGAAGGGGAGGATCAGGAGTAGGTTGCTCATGGGCAAAATAAATCTTGAAAGTTAGACATGGTGCGCTCTTTATGCAAGACAATTAACAGCGTTTGTATTTGATCAAAGGTGCATTGTGTATAGAACTGTTTGCTTTTGAGGAAGTCTATGCAAAACTCCCTGCTGTTTGGGTGTTCGTAGCTTTCGATGGTCGCGCGGGTTTCGTCGCTCATGCGATCCCAAAGGGTTGGTGGTCTTTGCATGGTTAGTTTTGGTTTAGAAGGTCTTGACGTGCTTGAAGGTATCTGCCGTAGAGTTCGTAGTTGAACGTCAGCGGCTTCTTGGTTTCGCTGGATGAAGGCGTTGCGGTTCGTTCCAGCATGTAGCGGATGTGGCGATGCCACGCGTAGAGGTATGCAGGGATGAAGTTCATGGTTTGGTTGGGTTTAAGGTTGGCATTGGTAGAGGTGTTGATGATCGTTGAAATCTGATGAAGCGAAACCAGTCGCGGTGTTGGCTGCGAAATAGCGCGTCTACAATTTGACGTGTTCGCGTCGGGTTGCTGTTTGCAGTGAAAGGATAGTCCGCGTGCATTGCGTAAAGTCCGCTCGGCAGCTTGTGGATGTAGGCCTCAACGACGATGCCGTTGTCGAGGGTGATCGGTGTGTAACTGATGATGTCGTGGTTCATTGGGTTTGTTGGGTTTATAGGGTTAAAAGAATTGCGCGTTGGTGAGCCGCGCCCCTCGGTGGGTTAAGCTAATCTTCTATATGTGTCCCACTCAATACGGCCTGTTTTGCGGCACATACCTTTTCCGATCACAATTTCGTACGGAATCGACGTCAATTCTAAACATTCGCATTTTACCCACGAATTGGACGCTGTGTACCATTCTACTTGCGCCCTGTTCTTTTCTGTGTCCAATGCAATTACTCTGCCTATGCGACCTACAACGTAGTCGCCTTTAGAACGTACTACCTCTGATCCGATCTCGAATTTGTTTTGTGTTGTGTTTTCCATAATTTGGTTTTTTTGGTGGTTGATTGTATGCAAATATACATACATATATATATACAATCCAAACTTTTTTTAATTTTTTTTTTCTGCGTTTTTAGCGCGCAAACGCACTTTTGGTCAAAACTTGTCCAACGCCCACGATTTTAAAGCCTTGATTTTCCGCGCTTACCTCAACCTGGCAAACAAAACGACGCTGGCGAGCAGTCCCAAAATTGCCCCCATTAGCAGTATCGGCCACCTGCTTTTGCGCTTCTTCGGCTCAACAACGACAGTGCGCTCTACAATCGTCGTATCGCGCAAAATAAGCCGCTCTACGACCGTATCTCTGCGCAGGCGTATGACAATGCCACTACCTGAATTCGCGACGCTTAAAACGCTTGTTTTCGCACTGTCGCGCAGGGCGAAGCGGCGCACAACTCCAGCGCTGTCGCAGAGGTCGGGGAGCGTCAACTCCGTCAAGCTGCCAGCGGTCACGACTTGCCGGTCAGTATGAACGATAGCACTGGTGCGGATCACCTCCGCAGGCTTCCGGCAGCAGCCAAAAAGCAGGAGGCTAAATATGAGCGTACTCCTGCGTAGCATTGAACGATGGGCAGGCTTTGGCTACTTTCGGAAAGTCACGGTGGCCGAGGATTTTAGCCGCTGGGTACTTGGCGCGCCACTCATGCAACACCTGTGAGAGTGCGTCTTTCTGTCCTTGCGTGCGATTGTCAACCGGGTTGCCTCTGCTGTCAACGCCGCCGATGTAGCTGATGTGGAGGCTGACCGAATTGTAGCCGGCAACGCCGTTGCACACGGTGTCATCGGGTGCCAGCGTGATGACTTCGCCGTTGGGTTTCACGACCTTGTGGTAGCCGGGTGACTTCCACTTCAGGTTTGTCCGCCAGTAGTTTTGGATCGAATCGATTGTAGTTGAGTGCGGTGTCGCGGTGCAGTGAACTACGAGGTATTTGATGTTGCGCATGATGCCTGTTTAGGTTGCAAAATTAAATATCATTCGCCGCCATTTTGCACGCCCTATCGGGTACTGGTCGTCGTAAACTTCGCATCAATAACGCGGGTTTCTATTTTTTCATTTACAATCTTCACTAAGCTCAACTTCATCCAGTAACCACCTAAGGGCTTCGGCGGTCTGCCCCTTTCGACGTGGAAGCCACCCACTCCGCCATCGTATTCCTCTTTATACGTCGCCGTGCGTATCTGATGCAGAGGCCGCTGCCTTATCATGTAGTTTATTCTGTTGAGGTAGCTTATGACATTGACATGGTGATACAGCTCGTGGACGTGACCTTGCCAAGTGCAGTCGTAGCCTTCCACCATCGCCATGATCCGCTGGTCTTGGATGACGCCCTTGGTCACTACGCCGCCTCCACCTGAGCCGTGAAAGTAGTGCATGGCAAAGCGTGTGTGGCGGTTGGTGTTCGGTCCATTGGCAAAGCCAAACAGTATCGCGCCGCCGTAGCCGCCGAGTTGAACGTCACTTCCGCACTCGTGGTTTAGGATCGTGACGAACATCTGCAAGGCGTCAAATTCTGCATGACGGATGACGCTTGTTTCGTGGTTGCCGTAGCCAATAAGAGCGATGTGCTTGGCGTATGGCTTGAACCACTTGACAGCGTCGTTCACCACCGCTTGCAGATAGTTGCCCTTGTTGTGTTCAGGTCTGATTTCATCCTTTCCCCGGCGTGGATCGCCTCTGCCTTGCATCAGGCAGAACGTGTCGCCGTTCATAATGATTGGCGCGTTCTTGGCCACCGCTTGGTCGAGGTGCCGTTTCAGCAAGTCACGATCGCAGTGTGGATTGTCCCAATGCAGGTCGCTGATGAGCAGAAACTCCGCCTCCCTCCCTTCGCAGTCGAAGGTGTGAACATTCGCTGCGTGTCGGGTTATTTTCATGGCTATGGTTTGGTTGGTGTCTTGAGTAGCTTCAAGATTCGCACTTCCAGCACCTCCGTGATCTTGACGCCTGAAAAGCCGACGATGAAGGCGAGGCCGTACTCGATGTTCGGCGCTTTAATGTTCAGGATGCCGATGATCACAGGCGCGATGTAGGTTGCGGATAACGTGCCTGAAAGGACGGCGATCAGCTGCATTTTCCAGTTCTTCATCTTTGGCGCGAGCAGTAGTGCGCCGAAGAAGCCGGCGATGGTCAGGCCGAGGTTGATGCCGATGGATTTGAGGAAGTCGATCATTGTTAATCTTCGTTTAGTGTGTTAGATACGTCGTCGCGCTCGGTGTAGTCTTTGCCGTACTGGTCATCCCAGCCAAGGAAGGTATGCACCCCGACAGGCGGAGGCCAGCACTCGAAGGGCAGGTAGTCGGCTTGCGGCTCTCCATCCCAAAGTATGTCGACGCAGTACGCGCCCTCTATTTCACCCAGCGGCACTGCGAAGCCTTGCGGCACTGGTAGCGCTGTGAATGTCGCTTCGTTGGGGAAGGCGTATTTGCGGAAGGTAGCCATTTATAGTCGGGTTAGGTTTGCAAGTTGGTCATCTGAAAGCCTTGTGGTGTAGATTGCGGCGGCGCGGATGCGGTCGTTGAGGAAATTCGTTGAGGCGCTCGTTCCAATCTTGCCTAAAAACACGGAAGTACAGGCAGGCACTCCACCGCTACTATCAGTGCCAATTTGTGTGCCGTTGACATAAAAGGCAAAATCGCCACTCGCATAAGTCAATGCACACTTGTAAACACCATTGACCTGCCCTGACGCTGTACTTATATCAGCAACATCGGCACTTGCCGTTGTCACTATTGCCTGCAATGTGCGATTTGCGCCTACCTGTATCATAATCCGCTCGTCGCTCGTTCCGTTTGAACAGGTCAATATACGTCCACTTGCTATCCAGTTTCTTAAATCCACCTCCGCATAAATCGTCCCCTCCGTCTGCCCTATCAGCCCACTAACAAGCGCCCCCGATGCGATGATGGTATCAGCGGCACGGCTTCCTGCTCCTGTCGTTGTGGGGATGAAACTGGTGGGAGATGCACCGAGTTCTATCTGCGGTGCAGCGAAGCCGAGTTGAGTGCCAACGGCGGGATTTGGTTGGTCATTAACAAGATTAAGTGGTGCAAGAAAAAATGATGTTAACGTGCCGCTTGCCGTCATCGTGAAGGTTTCGGAGCATCGGTAAACATCAGTTCCCCATTGCTCAACCCTTCGGATTCGGTTTGTTGTGCCTGCTGTGTTGAAAATTGAACCACTACTAAATGAACCGCTTACATCAAATCCTGCGCCAAGGTTGCCTGATGCTGCCCCTGTTATGATAGCATAATACCCACCAATCGTGTGTGCTCCTGTTTTCTTGATGAAAAAACTAATTGTGTAAGTGCTACCACTTGCAAGTGCTACGTTGTTGCCAGAACGCCCCAATCTCCCTGCTGAATTGCCAATACTGCTTCCACTTACTGCAACGGTTATGTTGTTGCCTGTAACCCCAATCACATCAATCGCACCACTTGTAAGGTTTGCACCAAGCGACCAACTTGTTGTGGTGTCGGTAGAGTTCAGGATGCCGTTTGTCGCACTCGGCTCGACCAACAACCCAGGGCACGACTGCCCCAGCCAATCGATGCGCGGCACTCCGCTGGCTACGCTCTCAATCAATCCGCTGCTATTGACACGCGTTGCCGTCGTGTTGCGGCTGACGGTGAAGTCAGGGGGAAGCCCAACTACATTCGTTGATTCATTCAGCCGAGTGACCGCACCTGTCGAGTTGGCAAT